AGAAAAAGTATTACTCTAGTTCGGCGTGTTGAGTAGATTCATGTGCAGAGCTACCAAGGCCGCATAAGAAATCGCGTGTGATTTCTTGAATACAAATCCTCGGCTGTTGTCACCGTCCCATACTGAAGCAAACACTTGCTCCCATGAGAGATTCTGTAGGTGTGCTTTGCCAGGTCTAATAATAGATATGAAAGCTGCCATCCTGGGTATGCTATCTGGCTTCATGATTTTAAGTAGATCAGTGTAGTTACCGATGTGCGCTAATTGTGTTGCCCACTCTGAGTCAGTTCTAAGGCGGTCCCACGGCGGTTCTGTTGCCAACATTTCTTGATAATGTTCTGGGCTCTGAATTAACTGATAGACTGACATATTTAACAAGTCAATTTTAAAATAACCCAACTGCTCGGCAGTTTCATAATCTATAGCGGCACAAGCGTTGACAGGATCATATGGAATATCAGTAACATACACTCCACTGTTGTGACGACGCACTCGACCTTGATGTGTTTGGTGTGCCGGAACAGCTTGAATCAACTTTAATAATTGATCTCTATCAGCCAAGTCAATATCGATATCCGCGCTCATAATTGTTTAATTATATTTTCGAAATTTTCAAACTCTCGAGTGGCCACCCGATTAAGATTAAAAAAGTTATTTTGATTTTTTAATTGAATTTCAGCCAACAGAGATTTATTAGATTCCCAATCAAACTGCTCAAAATTATTGCAAAGATTGACAATGGCATCAATTCGACTTTTATAATCTAAAATAGAATCATAGCTCTCGTCCCATAGTTGATTATAAGTTGTAAATCCTAATTTTTGTAAATGCCTAAGAAAGTTGGGTGTGCTCACAACAACAAAAGGCATACCAGTTATCAATGTTTTAATTGTTTTTTCAGTTAAGAAAAAATTATCTGCGTAATCTATATCTGTTTCTATCACAATATTAACATAGGATTGATTATACATGTTTATCGGTAAACTTTGACTAACATTATGATAATATTTTTCAAGTATTGATGTGTAGGGATCAAATTGACCTTTCTCAAAATGTATCATATCAAATTTTGTTGCATCAATCCCAAGATCTTCTCCGCTGTATCGTAAAATAAAATTATTATAGTTGATTTTTTCTTTCAATGCATTAACAAAATAATCTCTTTCCGGCCTAACATTTCCCACTGTGCTTGTAAAAATACACGGCTTAGGATAATCAAATTTATAATGTTTGTCGATATAAAAACACAATCTATTGGGACTAAGATATGTATCGGTCATATCAAACAGAAAAAACAAATGAGGAACAACATCATAACTGATTCCAAAATCTGCAGTATTTTTCGACCACATGCCGTTTGAAAAAATTATATAATGTTTATTTTTATTATATTGAGAAAAACAGTGTTTGGAGTGTAGTCCTTCGGATAAACAATCAATTGCCACTAACAATGATGTACATTTATTAATGTTATCAACATCAGAATAATGAAAAACAGGAATGCCGTGAGGATTTATTTCTACCATTGATTCATGGATATCATCATTATAAAAGTTATTGTGATCTTTCCAAATTTGATATTTTTCAATAAAATGGCTGACTAAACCAGAATCTGGACTAGAAGTATTAATTAATAATTTTTCCATTACCATCCTGCTTTCTGTAACATGTCTTTGATATACTCTTGATCGGCCACATAGTCAGAGAACTTTTTCATCCACACTTCACTGTCAATATAGGACCAGACCATGGCTATCTGTGTAGAATCCAATTCAGATAGAAACTTCTGCCCCGATTCACAATTGTACACTATCCAAGGACTAATTCTACCAGTTGTTACAGCATACACCATGGTGTTGGTATTGCCGTAACGCAAGCAGTCCTCTGCCGGGTGGCCGCTTTGTTCGGCCCAATCTATGGCAAACTCCATGGCGCGAGCCAAGGCATCGTTGACATTCTCCACCCGTAAGTAGTCAATCAAGTATTCGGTATAGATGGTATCTCGACACCAGTGATCGATCTTTTTGTTTTGTTTCAATACCCATTCTACAAAACGTGCAGGATTTACAGCACGAATATCTACACAGTAGCGACCAAATTTCACAAAGGCACGGTAGTAAGGACTTTCACAAAAGTCATCATAGGTTTTTAACCGAGCACTACCTTGTGTAAGCTCATAGAACTTTAGATAAGCATGGAATCCCAGTCGCACACCAGGTTCGTCTTTTTCCATGCGGCGACGTCGCGGCTCGCAACTATGCACCGCAAGACTGGACTCCTTTATAAAGTCCTTTTTACAATACTGACAGGTATAAGTCATTTCTTTGCGTCTTGTCCGGCGAGTTTTAAATAATCGTCTATGTCTTTTTTTGTAGTGATCTTGGCCAACAAGTCCAGCTCGTCATCTTTGAGATGTGGATACAACTCAGTCAACTGCTTGCGTATGGCACTGGCACCGGCTTCTTTTTTTCTGGGGGCAATCCAGACATGTCGTTGTGTGCCCAGTCCTGGACTTACTGTAGTAGCTGTGAGCCATTGTAGTCGAGGATGGCGGTTGACCTCAAAAAATCTTTTGTTTAATCTCTCGTTGGTGGCAATTACATAAAACTCTTGTAATTCTCTTGAACCTTGCACCGAGCTGCCCCAACGTATCATGAGATAGTTTGAAAACTTTTTCCGTTCTTCGTTGGTCAACTCATTATAGAATTCGCGATTTTTGCGATCGAGCTGTGCCATTTCATTTTGTATACTGAGTTTTTCCACTACCAGGCCTTGTTGTAGTCTACCACTTCGCAGTTGCGACTGATGTCCTTGACAAAGTATACACAGTCAGGTTTTGAGCCTTCGCCCACGGGCACACACAGCATTTGGCCATTCTTGAGTTTTGGCGCATACCAGGTCACCTCCTGATACACGTCAATAATTTCGATGTCCAGGAAGCTGGGCCTAAAACTGCTCAACGGATTGAATTGGAATGTCTTGAATCCGCGATCATTAATCGATGTCAATGGCAATACTTCCAAGTCGCCAAGATCGGGCTCGCCGATCAGGATCTGCCAGTCTATTGGCATCCGAATACGATGTTCACCTATGCGTAAGACCAGAGCCGGCGCTGTGAAACTTTCTAAAAAGATCAAAGGTATGTAATGATAATCTGGATCCTTGGGATCACTATTATCAAATATAGCAAAACGCATGTCTTCAACTTCCTCGGGAAGATGATCTAGTTCAAACGGCTCATTGTCCAGTGTTAATATTCTCATAGTTCTATTATAACATATTTTTTCTGCAAATCAACCTTGTTTTGTTTGTAAGTTTTTTTGAATTTCGTCATGTATATTGTGGGCGATTGCTTGTTGTGTTGTGCTGTCTGTGTGATAAATTGCAGGATAATGTGGTTTTTTTTTATAAAAATTATAGGCTTCTTGTCCTACTTTATCAAATCTTAAAGACAAAATATTCTTTTTGATTATGTTGTCTTCCCAATATTCATATATCCAGTTATCTATTTCAGACGCTAAGTTTTCATCATGTAAAAATTCAACATAATGTTGCACAGCACTTTTTATTTGAGAAGGAATATCTATAATTTGTTTTTTTTCTTTAAACAATGCAACAGGTAACAACGAACCAAAATTGTTTGAATAAATTGGACTGTCCACATTTCCAACGTGTGAGCTACCATAAGAAAGTTCATCTGAATTTGAGTAAACAAAATTTTTTAATCCGTTAACTGGATTAAATTCTTTAGGACGCAACGGAACATCTATTCTTGAAAACAGAGTTCTACCATGTATAATGACATCAGCAGATAGTTTTATTGCGGTTTGTATTTGATATGCAATATTGACAGCACTTGCACCACCTCGAGCCAAATTTGTTACAGAATAACCATACAAATTTTGCAATATTTGACTAAAATGAAGTTTGTCATGTTTTGAAGCTGAGCAAAAGCTATCGCCGCACACTATAACTTTTATTTCCATTGTAATTTTTCCTGTGTGAACGGATAGTTGGCTTCCTTATAAAACTGTTTGCGTTTGGTCAAGTGCCGTTTGGCAAATCTGCATGTGCTTGTCACGTCCCAGATCTGTACATGATCCTTGTCTTCGGCCTTGCGGATACCACGTCCTATACTTTGTATCACTCGCACAAAACTCTTGCCAGGTTCCACAAGAACCAGATTGAAAATCCTAGGTATATTGATACCCACCGCAGCC